TCTCAGGTCCAGGCGATGTCCGCCCAAGGCGCTGGACTTTCCCTCCACCACAACCACCCGGCCCCAGTCACGTCTATGTCTCCCGCTGACGTATGGGCATTCAAGCGCCTGCCTGGCTTGGACAACTTCTGGGCCCATGCCTTTGACGCATCTTTCCAGATGACCCGCACACGCAAACTAGATAATCTCACACCAGCCGTCCTCGCCCGGGCAGAACGGGACGCCAAGGCCGTCCTCGCCCGGGCTCACAACCGGGGGGCCGACATATCCCAGTTGCTCGCCCTGGAACCGCACGCAATGATGCTGCTGCTCCAGAAACGGGGATATGTGAGGTACAGCTTTGAGCTCCCGGACAACTTCCAAGACGCTGCGAGGATCATCAATGAAAATCTTTGACCCGCCAACAAGTGAAGCCGGGCGCGACCAGTGGGAGGCATATCTTGCTGAGCTGAGCCCGGTGAGTGACAGCGAGGAGTTCGACAGGACGGTTGAATTCATCAAGATGCGGTTCAATGAGGGGTTCGACCTCAAGAACCTGCTGCCCGACCCTTGACCCACACCAACGGGAGGCTTGCCCCGGGCCTCCCCTTGGGCTACAATGCCGGGGCGACAACTCCACCCAGGGCGACCCCGGGGTGAGCGATTCACAGGAGACAATGAATCATGACAGTACTTAAACACGAGGTTGACAGCGACGGCTTCAACACAATCCCCGAGAACCTGCGCAGCATCTACCAGCCAGTGGAGGGCGATGAGGGCAAGTACCAGGTCCCCGAGGAAATGCGCCCGGTTGCCGACGCCATCACCGGCCTGTTCCAGGCCAACGGCAAGATCAGGAGCGAGAACAAGGAGCTGGCCAAGAAGGGCCAGGTGGACCTGTCCGGCCTTGAGGACTTCGGTGAGGACCTCCCCACGATCAAGGAAAAGATCAAGGAGCGGATAGAGGAGCTGGAGACGGCTGCTGCTGCCGGCAAGGAGGGCAAGCTCAACGTGGACAAGGTCCGGGGCGAGATGAAGGCTGCCATGGAGAAGGCAGTGGGCGAGGAACGCAAGGTCCAGGACGCCCTCCGGGGCACTGTCCACAAGTACCTCGTGACCTCCGGTGCGAGCGAGGCCCTGGCTGCCGAGGGCGGCATGGTGGAGCTGGCGATGCCCTTTGTCCAGAACCAGGTCAAGGTCCAGGAGCAGGATGGCGAGTTCAAGGCCGTTGTTGTCGACAGCGACGGTGACCCCCGCATCTCCGGCGGCACTGGGCAGCCCATGACCATCCGGGAGCTGGTCAAGGAGATGAAGGGCCAGGAGAAGTATGCCCCGCTGTTCAAGAGCGAGGCCAAGGGCGGGGGCGGAGCGCTCCCCGGCAAGACCGGCCAGAAGCTCGCCCCGGCAAAGGCGGACGCCACCCCGATTGACCGCATCAAGGCAGGGCTCGCAGCCCGGGGGCGCTGAGCCTCCCAACCCCCGGGGCTTGACCCCGGGGCCTCCCTGGGCTATTCTGAAGGCGTCCTTCCTCCCTGTTGGACCACTGGGCCCGGCCACTGCGCCGGGCCTCTTTTCGTTTGGGGCTTGACTGCCAGACAATTGTCGCCTATCCTCTGTGACCAGGCCAAACCCCTCCAGGGCGATCCAGGAGGCCCGCGTGCGATGCGCATTCAGGCTCTTTTGAAACACTCTTGGAGGATTGGACATGGCTTCCGTCACCCTTTCTGAGTCCGCAAAACTTGCTCAGGATGAGCTGGTTGCGGGCGTCATCGAAAACATCATCACCGTCAACCCCTTCTTCGATATCCTGCCGTTTGACGGCATCGACGGCAACGCGCTGGCTTACAACCGGGAGAACGTCCTAGGCGATGTCCAGGTGCTTGGCGTTGGTGGCACGATCACGGCCAAGGCTGCCGCGACCTTCACCCAGGTCACCTCCACGCTCACCACGATCATCGGTGACGCAGAGGTCAACGGCCTCATCCAGGTCACCCGCTCCGGCGACGGCAACGACCAGCAGGCCGTCCAGATTGCGTCCAAGGCAAAGTCCGTGGGCCGCAAGTACCAGGATATGTTCGTCAACGGCACTGGCTCCAGCAACCAGTTCGACGGCGTGATCAACCTGGTGGACAGCTCCCAGATGGCCACGACCGGGACAAACGGGAAGGCGCTGGACTTTGAGGTCATGGATGAGCTCCTGGACCTCGTGACCGACAAGGACGGTGAGGTTGACTACTTCATGATGCACGCCCGGACGCTGCGGAGCTACATGGCCCTGCTGCGCGGCCTGGGCGGCGCGAGCATCAACGAGGTGGTCCAGCTGCCCTCGGGCCGTGAGGTCCCGGGCTACCGTGGCGTGCCCATCTTCAAGAATGACTGGATCCCAACGACCCAGACAAAGGGCACCGGCGGCGCAGTCAAGACCAGCATCTTTGCCGGCACCCTTGACGATGGTTCGCGCATGCACGGCATCGCTGGCCTGACTGCCGAGGCTGCCGCAGGCATCCAGGTGGTCCCGGTTGGCGAGAGCGAGACCAAGGATGAGAGCATCACGCGCATCAAGTGGTACTCCGGCCTGGCCCTGTTCAGTGAGAAGGGCCTCGCAGCCGCAGACGGCATCACCAACTAAGGCGGTGCCCTCAGGCATTATTCTAACTGAGCGCCCGCCCTCCCCGGAGGCGCGGGCGCTTCCATAAGGAAACAGGAGACACACCATGGCCGTAGTTGCCCACCTCGTTGAGCGGGCTGACGCCCCCGGCAAAAACTTCACCGGCTCCACCGTGGCCGAAACCATCGCCTGATAGGGCGGCACTGACAAGGAGAAGGCAGCATGGGAATTGTAAAGAGGCGTCTCAGCCTGGCGGGGGACCTTGACGGACAGACCGTCACCCTGAAGGCAGGCGGGACTGACTATGAGTTCAAGGACGGCTCCATTGAGTTGGAGGGTCCTGATAAGGACGTGGAGAACCTGAGCAAGTACCTCCTGCGGTGCTGGCAGGCATATCCCGACCCCAGCCGTGAGCTCGACAATGCCCGCGCTGCCCTCAAGGAGGCCAACGATGCTGCTGAAGCTGACACAGATGAACCCAAAGCGGGGGATGGCGACCCGGGCGGGGCCGAAAACGATGCGGGCGGAGCTGGTGAACCGACACCCGAGCCCACCGACCCCGATGAAGGCGTCAGCGATGCTGAGCCCGAGCTTGGGACGGCGGAACCAGGACGCCCTGGTGAAGGGGACGGACAGAGCCCCATTGCCAAAGCGCTGAGCCAGCTTGACCCCGAGGACGATGAGGCCTGGACCGCAGACGGCAAGCCCAAGATGTCCGCGATTGAGGCAGCCATGGGCCGGTCTGACGTGACCCGCTCGCAGGTGGACGCCGCCGCACCGGGCTTCGACCGGGAGGCCGCACGTGGCAATGGGTAAGACCATCCGCAAGCAGGCCCCCACGGCCACCGGCTCCTCTGTTGGGCCGGGGCGTGGACGCCAGGCGGTTGAGGTGACCCTGCCCGAGGAGGGCAACCTGTCAATCCGGCGGGCTGAGAACGGCGTGATTGTCACCATCTGGGACAGCACCAAGGAGTATGACGACCCGGACTACGAGCGCACGATCATCGTGGACCGGGTTTCAGACATCACAATCAAGTGAAGGGAGAGACAAGATGAAGAGCGGCAAGATGATGGGGGCCAAGCGTGGAGCCCCGGGAGCCAACCAGCACATTGGCGCGGTGAAGCCTACCGTCCACGCGGGCAACTCCCAGTCCCCCCGCCCCTCCACCGGCACGCGCAAGCCTGCCGCACAGACAAAGCAGTCCTGAGATGGGCTACAGCAAAAAGAAGCCCAAGGGCAAGGGCGGCAAGGGGAAGTAACGCAACATGGCCTTCTTGGTCCAGGATGATGACGGGACGGTCAGCGGGGCGAACGCCTACGCTGACCTGACCTTTGTGCGTGAGTACCACGCTGACCGGGGCCTGGACCTGTCCGCCCCCGGAACGTCTGACGACGCCCTCAAGGCGGCAATCATCAAGGCCACGGACTACCTCGACAAGCGGTGGGTGTTCCCCGGAGAGCGCCGCAACCGCGACCAGGACACAGAGCACCCCCGCCGGGACCTCTATGACCGCAGCGGATACCTCGTGACAGGCATCCACCGCGCCGTCAAGCAGGCGGTGGCAGAGCTGGCGCAGAGGGCACTGTCTCAGTCCCTCCTGTCCGACCCTACACGGGACGACACAGGCCGCACCGTCCTCTCCAAGCGGGAGGAGGTTGGGCCCCTCAAGGATGCTGTGGAGTACGCCGCAGGCGGCAGCTACACCTTCCCCGAGTATCCAGCCGTGGACCGGCTCCTCATCTCCGCCGGGCTCATCCGCTCCGGCATCACGGCAGTGAGGTCCTGACATGGCGCAGTATGACAGCGCGATTGCGACAGCCACAAGGCTGATTGCGAAGTTCGGGGGCCCAGCCGTCCTCCGGCGCTTTACGGACGCCGCGCTGGAGGACCCGGACAAGCCCTGGAGGCGCTCCAAGCCCTCCACCAATGACACCCCCATCCAGGCTGCGTTCCTCAACTTCGGGGACATGGGCCGGGCCGGGGAGCAGTACATGCCCGGCACCGACATCCAGACCGGGGACAAGCTGGTGTTCATCCCGGGCGAGGGCCTCAGCGAGGCTCCCCGGCTGCGTGACCGCCTGTACCGCGACGGCGCAGGGCCGGATGACGAGGGCTGGGCCATCGTCCAGGTCCAGACCCTTGACCCCAACGGACAGCAGGTGCTCCACCAGCTGCAGGTGCGCCACTAATGGCAACCACCACACCCAACGCACGCGATGAGATGCTCACCCTGTTCCGGGACGCCTGGAACGCAGGGGCTTCTGCCGCTGCTGGCATAGCAGACCCGCCCCGCGTCATATGGGACGCGACAGAGGAGGACCCGGACAACGGCCCCCGCTCTGACGAGCCCTGGGCCCGGGTGAACATCTCCCACAATCCCCCCGCCGGGGGTCAGCGCACATTCGGCAGCACCGGCAACCGGCGCTTCGCCCGGGCCGGTGTCCTCACAGTCCAGGTGTTCACGCCCATGAGCGTTGAACAGTCAGTAACAATGGCGGAGGCCCTTGCGGTCATCGCCCGGGACGCCTTTGAGGGCGTCAGCTCCCCCTCGGGCGTTTGGTTCCGACAGGTGGGCATTCAGGAGGTTGGACCGGATGACCCGTGGTTCCAGCTTAACGTCACAGCAGAGTTCAGCTATGATGAGCTCAAATAAGGAGGCACGAGATGGCCAACAAGATTGACAGCAACATCACGGGCCTCCGCTATGCGGAGGAGGTCCTGGGCACTTTGGGGGTCCTTCCGGGCTCCCCGGTCTGGCATCCTCTGGAGCCCAACAGCTACGGCGAGTTTGGCCCGCAGGTCAGCACTACGGCCCGGGCACCCATCACCCCGTCCCGCCAGCGCAAGAAGGGCGTTGTCACGGACCTGGACGCCACAGCTGGCTTCCAGAATGACTTTGTCCAAGAGAGCCTGTATGACATGATGCAGGGCTTCATGTACGCTGACTGGCGGGAGAAGCCCAGCGCTGAACCCACGGCAGTGACCGGGACGGCCTACACTGTCACGACGCCCCTGGGCTCCAGCTTCGCCTCTGGCGACCTTGTCTGGGCTGAGGGCTTCTCCACCCCTGCGAACAACGGCCTGAAGGTCGCCACCGGCTCCACCGCAACCACTGTTGTCGTGTCCGGCCTCACCGCAGAGGCGTCCCCGCCCGCCGGTGCCAAGGTCACCAAGGTGGGCGTCCAGGCGTCCTCCGCTGACGTTGAGGTTGACGTCACCGGCACCGTTGTGAGCCTCACCAGCACCACCCTGGACTTCACTGACCTCGGGGTCATCCCGGGCGAGTGGATTTTCATTGGCGGTGACGCCACAGCCACGCAGTTTGCAACCGCAGCCAACAACGGCTTCGCCCGCGTCCTGTCCGTGGCGGCCACGAGCCTCGTGCTTGACCGCCAGCCCGGGACCATGGTCACGGACGCTGGGACCGGCAAGACCATCCAGCTGTTCATCGGACATGCGATCAAAAACGAGAGCGACCCGGCCCTGATCAAGCAGCGTTCCTACCAGATGGAGCGCAGCCTGGGCTCAGCCGGGTTTGAGTACATCAAGGGCTGCGTCGCCAACACCATGGAGATCAAGGTCACCACGGCGGACAAGGTCATGGTGGACCTCGGGTTCATCGGCATTGACGCTGAGTACCGCACTGTTGCGGACGGGGCCAAGACCGGCTCCCGCCCAGACGTGCCTGACCAGGAAGCGTTCAACAGCTCCAGCGACTTCTCCCGGCTCCGCATGCTCAACGAGGACACGGCAGCCACGCTGTTCACCTACCTCACTGAGCTGACGGTGACGATCAACAACAACGTGACGCCCTCCAAGGCCATCGGGACCCTTGGGGCGTTTGACGTCACCGCCGGGAACTTTGTGGCCGCAGGGTCTGTGACCGCCTACTTCACGAGCGTGGAGGCCATCCAGGCAGTGCGGGACAACGACGACATCAGCCTGGACTTCGCCATGGTGAAGGAGAACGCAGGCTGGGTGTTTGACATTCCGTTCATCTCCATCGGGGACGGACGGCCCCAGGTGGAGAAGGACACTGAGATCAAGCTGCCTATCACGATGGAGGGCGCAGAGCACCCGACGCTCCACCACTCCATGATGGCGGTCAGCTTCACCTATCTCCCAACGGCAGCAGAGTAACAAGGAGACGACGCAATGGCAGCAACTGAAACCAAGCCGGACATCAAGTCCATGAAGGGTCCAGAGGCCCTCTTCAAGACCAGCTCCAAGCTGGAACAGGAGGGCATCTGGCTCGACTATGGGGACTTCAGGATCAAGATCGCCCGGGCCGGTGCGACCAACAAGCGCTTCAAGAAGATCATGGAGGACCGCATGAAGCCGCACCGCCGGGCGATGGCCAACGACACGATGTCCAACGACCTGGCAGAACGGATCACCCGCGATGTCTGGGCGGAGTGTATCGTGCTTGGCTGGGACAGCCCCCTGGGCCAGAACGTCATGCCCTACAAGGGCGTGGCCTTCCAGTTCAGCGTGGACAACTGCAAGACCCTGTTCACCGACCTCCCGGACCTCTACATTGATGTGCGGGACCAGTCGATGAAGCTGGGCTTGTTCCTTGATGGCGATGAGGAGCTGGACACGGGAAACTGAGAGGGGTCCTGCGGTATGAGCTGGAGCACGGGCAGAGTGAGCGGAGGGTCCTGGAGGCGTCCTACAAGCGGGGAACGCCTCCCCCGGACTTTGTCCTCAACGCCCCCGTGCTCCTCCCGGGGCTGGACCTCTACATTGAAGCGTTCCGGGAGCTTAGCACAACGCGCCCCCACATCGGGATGAATGGCGCACCGGGGCCGATACCGTGGAACCGGATCAACGAATGGGGAAGGGAATTTGGGTTTGAGGGCGAGGCCAGGGACTACCTGGTGACAATGATCAGGGCTCTTGATGATGAGTACCTGGAATGGATGGGGAAACAACGTGGCAAGCCCGGAACGGTTCAACCGCAGAATGGGTCGCCTGGGCGTTGAGATAGCCCAGGCGGCTGACCGCACAGTCAGGGCGGCGGCGCTTGCCGCTGACCAGGCTGTTGTCATGGCTACTCCGGTTGACAAGGGCCGTGCCCGCTCAAATTGGATTGTCCAGATGGACGCCCCCGCCCGGGAGGCCATTGACGCCTACGCCCCTGGCTCCAGCGGCAGCACCGCAGGGGCAAACTCCGCCTCAGCCCTCGCCCAGGGACAGGCGGTCATCGCCGGGTATGACGGGGACCGCAACAGTGGCATCGCCATCTCCAACAACCTGCCCTACATCAACGCGCTGAACAGTGGCTCCTCCCGCCAGGCTCCCGCCGGGTTTGTCCAGAAGGCCATTCAGGCTGCCGTGCGCCAGGTCCAGGGGGCTCGCTTCCTGAGATGACCACTGAACGCATTGACATCATCGTATCTGAGCGGGGCTCCCGGGTTGTCCGCCGCAACATCGACGGCATCGGGGGTGGAGCCATGGGTGCTGCCCGTGGCGTTCAATTCTTGATGCGCGCCCTCACTGGGCTCGGGGCAGCGCT